GGCCAGGCCGGGGCCTACAGTGGCTAACCGAGGGGTCTGGCAAGGCCCCGCCCCCACGAACACCGGACAAGGCGCAGGCGGCTACGAGTACGCCGATCACGTCCTCAAAGAACCGCACGGTCCCACCTACGACATGGTGGTCAGCGAAAAAGACGCCAGCACCAAAGATCCCCAGGACGCACATTTCCTGGGCCAGTTGATGCCGGTGGCTCACTCTCGTAGCGACGAGGTCCGGGACTTCTTCGACGCCACGTCCATAACGGGGTAGCCCATGCCCAGGGGCGCATTCACCCCGTTTCAGTTCCTGCCCCCGTTCAACCAGGGCACACCTGGCAACGCCAACACCGTTGGTGGCGGCGGGGGGATAGGACCGTACTTTCGTGACGCCCTGGATGCCAGGCGTTCGATGTACAACCAGACGCCCGAGGCCATGTACCCCGATGGCTACCTGGGGACCATCAACACCCGTCGAGGGGACCGGCTCCTCGACAGCCTGAAGACCCGGGCCAACCAGCGTTCCTACCAGCGGGGTGTCCACAAGGGCGAGCGCATCGACCCCTCCGACTACTTCTGGCCGGGAGAGCTACAGCCCACTGATGGGATCATGCGTCAGGGCCAGGAGGCCATGCCCTTCGACACCATGGTCCTCAGCCCCCGCTACGCCCCTCAACAGCAGCTAGTGCCCATGTACAGCCCTCGCCAGCAGTCGATGTGGGGTGCTGATCCGGGCATCGGACGCACGACCCAGCTTAAGAAGCTGGCCCCACCCTGGAGGTGACATGCCCTTAGGTAAAGGCGATCCCGTGAACTTCCAGGGACCGAGCAAGCCCATGGCTGGACCCAAGAAGATGTCTCCGGACGAGTTTGAGCGGGCGAAGGCGACAGCACCCAGCTTCTCGCTGAGCGGCAGGGGCAAGTACTTCAACCCGTCCAATGTGAACGGCCAGCAGTTCAATAAACCCGCCGTCAGTCAGGCCATCGGCAAGGGCCTCGACATGTACATGACGGCCCGATATTTTCGCCATGCTGGCATGGCTCAGGCCGTGCGCCACACCCTGGGCCTCCAGCCGGTGCCCTCTCACATGAACGACTGGATTCGGGCGCAGCACAAGTTCACCGAGGTGGGCCTCCCCGGGCTGAACCCCCAGGACGCTCACGCCCATGAGAACCCAGCCGAGCACTGGTGATCGATGAGCTTCACCTTTGACGAGTTCTACCCGTTCGACCCCACCTACGGAGCGCCCGCCAACGCTTTCCGCTGGCGAAAAATGGCTCAGCTTTGGCAGGCCGATGGGGTACGGGCCAACTGGCTCAATCAGCTTGCCGCCACCAACGCTGGCCTCTCGGTCACCGTCCAGGCGGGGGCCGTCTTCATCCACGGCTACTACGCCGAGTTCGCAACCGGAGGAGCGACCCACAGCCCTGCCCTGACCTTCACGGCCACCAACAACGGCACCCTGGTAGTCCAGGCCAACCTGGCTACCAACAACGAGAACATCATGCTGGTCTGGAGGGACGGCGTGATGGACTACGGGCCTAACGCCAGCAACAACTTCGCCCAGGACATCGCCCAGGATCGGACCATATGGGAGATCCCGCTCTGGCAGATGCAGAACGGCACCCTGGTCGACCTTCGCACCATGATCAACCCTGGGGGCGACATCTCCTGGTGGGCGCAGTACAACCCCGCTCTCATCACCCTCGCTACCGGAACAGCCAACGCCCTGGGCCAGGGCCAGCAGATGCTCAAGGCCCGGGTGCCCTACGTCGGGTCAGCCCTGCTCACCGGCACCATGCTGCTGACCTTCCCGGACCTGAGCCAGGCTCAGAACGCCATCTGTCAGTTGGTGTACCAGAGCGGCGTCGCCGGGGAGCAATCCCCAGCCACCCTGGGCACCCCGCCACCCGGCATCGTCCCGGCCATCAGTGGCGGCGGGCCAGCGGGCCAGTCCCTCTCGATCCCGGTCACCCTGACCTCCTGGGTGAACGTAGCTCAGGGCCTCAAGACCGCAGGCTGGTACGTGAAGGCGGGCAATGGGGCGGCTGGCGTCCAGATCTCTCAGATGACGTTGTCCATGCGACTCGCAGGAGTGGGGGCGGCAAATTGACTCTGGTCGACAGTTACTTCCCCTTCGACAGCGGCCCAGGTGCGGGTGCCACCCAGGCTCGCTGGCGGGTCATGTCTCGCACCCTGGGCACCTCCGGTATCATCCCGGGCTACCTCAACTCGATGGCCCCCACCATCGCCGGTTCGGTGGTGACCATCAACACTGGTGCGGCCTGGATCGATGGGTTCTACGGAGAGATCACCAGCACCACCCCGGCCAAAAATGTCACCGTCACTGGTGCGGGCATGGTGGTGGCCTGTGCAGACCCCACCGACCACTCGGTCAAGATCTTCTTCCGAGCCGGTCAGGTCACCCCGGCCCAGCCAACCAATGGGCAGGGCATCTTTGAGATCCCTCTGGCTCAGATCACGGGTACTTCGACCTTCACGCTGACCGACACTCGTCAGTACGCCTACGGCAGTGTGATGCCCTGCGGCAAACTCGTCCCTACCGCCGCCACCAACTCAACGAAGGACGGTTGGCTCCAGATCGTCAACCTCACGGCGGCATTCCTCAAGGGCGGCATGACAGCCGCCTCCAGTGCCCTCACCGCAACCACACCAGGCACGTACCGAGTGACTGGTGCCGTCCTGTGGCAGAACGGTGCGGGTGGCGCACCAGCCATAGGGCGGTACATCGCCGCCGTATACGTGAATGGCAACGAGCAGTGCCGTGACGACCGTTATCTCAGCACCGCTTCGCAATGGATGGAGCCGCAAACCTCCACGCTGGTGAACCTGAACCGGGGCGACGTGATCACATTGTGGGGCTATTCCGCTAACGGTGCTGCCGGTGCTGGCTCGTACAACAACGGTGCATATACCTACCTGGCTGCGGAGATGGTGTCCCGATGACCTTCGTCCTCCCCCAGGGCTTTCGTCAGCTTCCTCCCGTATGGGAGATCGCCCAGCCCTTCAACATTGATGTCAACGGCACCGTGGCCTTCGACACCGATCCCGTCCAGTGGGTCAAGAACCACATCCTGGCCCTGCTCCTGACCATCCCCGGCGAGCGGGTCATGCGACCCAACTACGGCATCGGCATCTACTCCCTGGTCTTTGAGAACGCTGACCCTCTCATCGAGCAGCAAATCGTTTCTGCCGTGAACATCGGGGTCAACATGTGGGAGCAGAACGTCAACATCGTCACGTGTCAGTTCGCTCAGACGCCGCAGTACTCCGGGATCTTGGAGCTTGACATCTCCTTCACCGTAGGCAGTTCCCCCACCGTGCATAGCGTGGGCTTCACCCTGGGAGGCAGTCCTGTGGAGCTTGCACAGTGAGCAGTCTGCCAGTCTCGCTGGGGACGGTGGCCGATGTAGTACCCGGCAACGTCATCGTGCCGCCCATCGACTACACCAGCCGAGACTACGCCTCGATCATCAATGACCTCCTCACGCTGATCCCGAGCTATCTGCCCGAGTGGACCGACCGCTCTCCCGGAGATTTTGGGATCGTCCTGCTGGAATTGTTCGCTTACATGGGCGACATTCTGAACTACTACTCGGATCGCATCGCCAACGAAGCCTTCATCTCCACAGCCCAGCAGCGTTCGTCAGTCCTGAACATCGCCACCCTGCTCGACTACACGCCGCACAATAATGTCGCCGCCTCCACGACGTTGCAGTTCACCATTGGCACACCTTCTGCGCCGATCCTGATCCCTGCTGGCACCCAGGTTTCCACCACGCTGACCGGTAATCAGCCCGTGGTATTTGAGAGCGCCCTGGACCTGTGGCTCTTCGGGGATGGCGTCGCCTCGCAGTTGCCGGTGGCTCCGACCACTGATCCCACCACCTGGACGTACAGCAACGGGGCAGCCAACCAACAGATCGTCATTGGCAATGTGAGTGCTGGTTATCCGACCTACATCTACGACGGCAGTGGTTACCGCCAGCAGGTCTATGTCACGCCGCCAGGCTCGACACCAGGCGGAACTCCGACCAACCCACCCGCACTGAACCCTCCGGGTACTGCGGGTAGCTCTGACGTGCTGTGGAGCCTGGCCCCCGGCAACACCTTCTCCGGGCAGACTCCCGGTGCTCTGGTCTACACCGTCGTCCCCAACATTGACCCCATGAAGGGGGCCATCATCAAGTTCGGGAATGGTAGCCAGGGCGCTATCCCTGCTAACGGCAGCGCCATCAGCATCGTCTACCACCCCCACACGCCCAACCACTATCAGGACATCGTGCCTGCCATCCAGGGCCAGTCGACCTTGGGCGAAGGCATCGGCATCTCGGACGGCACCCCCAACCAGCAATACACCTTGTTCAGCACCCCGGTGGTCGATGGCAGCATCACCGTCTACGTGGACGAGGGCGTAGGTCCACTACCCTGGAAGCCTCTCCAGCGCATCATCGACGCCTTTGCTGCTGAGAACGCTTACACCACATCCACCGATGCCAACGGTGTGGTGACGATCAGCTTCGGAGACAACATCGCCGGGAAGATCCCACCTCCTGGTGCCTTTATCACGGCTGACTACCGGGTCGGTGGAGGAGCGATTGGCAACGTATCTTCCGGCTCACTGAATAATCTCCAGTCCGGTCCAGCAGCTATTCAAACCGTGACCAACACCGGCCCAGCCGTGGGTGGGGCCGACGCCGAGGCCATCGACCACATCCGCATCCACGCCCCGCTGTCGATCTCAGCCATCAATCGAGCCGTCACCCTGGACGACTACGCCGCCCTGGTCCTGAACATCCCTCAGATCGCTAAAGCATCAACCATGGCAACGGCCTATAACGCCGTGAACATCTACATCCACCCCACCGGCAACTTTATGATGACCAACCCCAACGACACCCCGGGGCAGCTAACGCTCACCACCCGGGTCAACGCCCTTATGACCTCCATCACCAACGTGGGCATGACCGGCTACATGGACGACAAGAAGATGGTGGGGACTACGGTCAACATCCTGCCGCCTCAGTGGAACAAGAACGGAGTGCTAGTCACCGGCTACGTCCCGGCAGACATCACCGTCAACATCCAGGTGCTGCCCATGTACCACCAGTCCACTGTGCATGATGCGTGCGTGGCGGCGATCTACAACCTGTTCCTCTTCTCTGTGGTCGACTTCGGGCATCGGGTCAGCTTGTCATCGCTGTACCACGCCCTCATGGGAGTCGAGGGTGTCGACTATGTGATCTCAGCGACGATGTACCGGGACGAGGCTCCTGGCAACCCGGGTGACATCGTCTGTGCCGCCTACGAGATCCCCATGGCG